AGTACGCCCCTCAAAGCCAACCTATCCTAGGGATCCAACAGGTACCCCTAAGAGTCGGAGCGGTGAGAGACTGGGCGGGCCCTTAACAGGAAGTTACTACCCTGATTCGCGGATGGTCCTAGTTAAGGGAACGAGGGATAACTAGAAACCAAACGCGGATCAGGAGCAGTAACAACCTTTACTCGTTTAGGTCTGGCCCGACCGGCACGGGGTAAGACAACGTGATTGTCAATAACATGTATCAAATCTAAAAGTTTGATATCTGTTACTGCCAAATCACGCATCTTCCCAATGCCGCGGATCATGGCCGAAACGTGGTTAAGGATGCTTGCCTTGTTACTAGCTACGGTCTTGCTTGCTCGCGTCGACAAGGTAGCAAAAGGATCCAGGAAGAGCCTTACATCGAGATCCAACCATTGTTGGATATCGGAAGACTCCCTGACCTTGTGCGCCTTGTCAAACTCTAGCTGCAGCTCGGCGATATTTCGCCGGACTACAGTCAGAGGTGGCGTAAGCAGCAGTGCTGATTGGACACCCAGCTCTTTAGGGATCAGGTCAACATACTTACCTAATTCCAACTGGAACTTAGATAAGGATGCTAACTGATTCTTAATTGCATTCTCTAACACCCTTGCCTTGCACTCATTGAGCCAGACCATCAACCTCTCATGGAGGAAGCGGGGCTGACTCATTAAGTTACAAGTAAAGATGTTACCCGCGAGAATACGAGCCAGCATAGCTGACTTGTATAACCGTAGGTTCCTTCTATCTTCTCTTGAAGGTAGAAGGAAGAACCTAAAACTCTTATCAGCAAGCCGGCTTGCATAACCGGTCTTGGGAAGTAAGAGCTTTAGGAGCAATGCAATCAAGTCCCGGGTCACCATAGTGTAGGAACGTGGTACCCACCGAGCCTCTAACTCTCTAAACCAAGTCGCGACCTCGTAATAAGATATGAAACGGACGCCTTTCTCAGGGTGAGAAAGACCGCCCTCCCATTTCTTATCGAGGCGCATAGCTTCGAATAGGGAACCTAGAGGAGCGGGGGATACCTCAGTTCCACGGTGTATCCATCTCTTCGCGAACTCGTACGTATCATCTGATACGTGCGTTTTCAACTCAGAGATGCCAACACCTATCTCACTAAGCATTTGTGAGTACTCCTTGGCAACGGCATCGTTTGCAATGAC